CCGCCAGACCATCGGTACTGCCGCGCTCGATCATGCGCTTGCAGGTGCGATACAGAACCAGCTCCGTTGCTTTGCTCATTGCCTTTTCCTCCTATCAGGTATTCTCAGTGTCATCCGTGTCGGTCACGCCCAGCTCCAGAAGAGTCAGGCGGTAGTCCTGGTCCACCGCCAAAGCGTCGGCGTCGGCCTGGGCGGACTGCAACTCGGTCATGTGCGCGTTCCATTCGCTCGGAGTCATGTACTTGTAGCAGTTGACTTTAAAAGATTCGCTTTTGGTGGATTTCCGGGTTACTATCGTACCGTTGGTCTCAAATGACAGGCCATACTTATACATATAGGATTGCCCCCGATTGATAGGGATCTCCCGTGCGTCTGCTACAGTGTTTGCCGAAAGAGTAATAAAATCAGTGCCGTCAGGCACGGGGCCCGATGTAGTATCACCCCACTGCGAGATATCAACGACAATTGTACCGATTAAGCACGGGAATGCGGCAGAAACCTCGTACCGGAAACCGAGAACGTTTGACGTTGCCAAATAATACCCGCTGGTGATAGTCAAGGTCAGCGTGCCATCTGTCCCAAATTTAATCCTGTCAGTTCTGTCATCACATGTAATATACGCACTGCCTCCGCGCGCCACAACAGCGCATGTGTCGTCTATGGTGGTGCATGCAGAGTTTGTAAGAACGACATAGTCAACCTCGTCCGGGATAGTCATGCTTGTTGCAGCGCTCTGACAATATACCTGCCTCGACGTTAGCGAGCCGATATTGTTTAGCTGCTCCTGCAGCTTTGCGTGCTCTGCATCGGCCTCTGCTTTGGTGTAAAAGCTCCTGCTGTCCACCTCGGCCTGCAGGCTGTCCAGCATGGCCTTTACCTGTTTCTGCAGCTGGGCGGTGGGGATGCCGGTCACGCCGTCCCGCATGACGCCGCAGACGGTCTCATCCGCGCGGGTGTCGGTGATGTCGGCGGCGGTGACAGAAGTGCTGCCTGCAGGGCGTCTGATCTCGGCAAGGCAGAGATCATAGACCAGCTCGGTGCGGGAGATTTCCGGGGCCGCAGGGGCAGCAGAGTCCGGCGTGCCGTCCAGCACCTGCAGGCGGGTCTTTTTGGCGGCGGCATCGTAGCGCAGCACGATGCGGTCAATGCGGCTGCGCACAGGGTCCGCTTCGGTGAGCACCACGGTGGTGGGCTGCTCCATGATGATGCTGCGGCCCTTGAACCGCGCCGGGCGCACCCATGCCTGACCGGCGCTCACCTGTACGCTCAGGCCGCCCTGTGCTGTGACGGAGAAATCCTCCTCGGCGCTGTACACGCCGCTCAGGCGGGTGGAGAGGTAGCCCGAAGCGTCGTCGGCGTCGTAGGTGATGCCGTTTTCGGGGTAAGTAATGATATCGGCCATAAAGTCCTCCTTTCAGGTCTTGTGCCATGTGGGCGTGCCCAGCCGGATGGTGCGGGTGGTGCCGCTGTCCTCGCTCTGGGTGATGATGTCGGCTACCCGCACCATGGCGGTGTAGCCCAGCTGGGGCAGGCTTGCGCTCAGCACATCGCCCACCTGCAGGGTGTCGTCGTCCACGTCAAACTCGATGGACCCGGTGCGCAGCTGGCTTAACAGCTTTTCGCCGCCCCGGTCAGCCAGCTTTTCCAGATAGCTCTGGCTGGTGCTGGTCTCGCCGTCCTCCGGCTGCACGTCCCGGGCATCGATGTACATTTCCCGCCGGTCGGAGCCGGTGGCGTTTACATCCCCCACCCAGACGGTGGCCCGCTTGTCACCTTCGCCAGCGCCCTGCACGAGGCCCACGTTGGCGTAATCGGTATCGGAAAAGCTCCACCCGGCATTCAGCAGATTGCCCCACCGGGGGCTGTAGCGGCGGTTCGGGTCGAAGGTGGGCCGGAAGCACTCGAAGAGCAGGCGCTTGCTGCTGCCCTTGCCGTCCAGCACGATGCGGAACCCCAGATCACAGGCCTGCCCGATGGTTTGGCAGTAGTCGAACACCGTGCTGCCGGAGGTCTGCTTGGCAAAGACCGTGTCAAAGCCGTACTCGGTGCCCAGCTCAAGGCGGGGCCACGGCTTAGCGGCGCTCACAAGGCTGCGCATGGCGGCTTCGGCGTTCTGGTTCTTGATGCTCACCGCAGACACCCGCTTGGTCAGCAGCCATGTTGCCGGGTAGCCGCTCACGACCAAATTCGCGTCCTCGTTCTGGTTGGTGCGGGAGCAGATGCGCATGGGGATGCGGGGGTTCTCGTCGCTGCGCACCAGCCAGCGCCCTTCCTGCAAAAGCTGCAGATTCTCGGCGGTGGGCCGCACCTCAAGGGTAAAACTGCCCTCGGAGTAATAGGGGCTGTCCCAGTAGAGGGAGTGCCATACTTTTACCCAGCCCACGCGGGCAAGGGTCTCTGCGTCCAAAACGTCTATTCTCATAGCGGTTCGGGCAGGATGCCCGCCTCCATCGGGTAAAAGCTGACGGATGCCTGCAGGTAGCCGGAGCCGTTCTCGGCCTGCATACTCAGCACGTTATCGCCGGGCTGCAGCTCGGTGAGGGTGCTGTCCTCGTCCAGCTTGGAGAAGATGTTCTCGGTTACGCCTGCCCGGGTCAGGGTGCAGGCCAGCCGGTCGGAGGTGCTGCGGTAGATCTCCAGCGTCTCATCCGGCTGCAGGGTCAGGTCAAAGCCGATGAAGGCCCCGGTCTGCAGATCCACCACCTTGGGGTGTGTCACCGGCATGTCACACCGCAGGGTGGCCGTGAAGGGCACCGGCAGGCTGCCCTCGTTGCGCAGCACTGCCGCCGTGCCGTCCCGCTTGATGCCGTAGATGTGGTTGTCGTAGCAGACGGGGAAACGGAAGGCTTTCTCATACCCGCCCAGCACGCTGCTGACGGCATTGAGGTCGTACCAATAGGGTTTCTCGCTGTAGAGCATCAGCTCACAGCGCGGGTCCGGCGTGTAGCTGGAAAAATAAGGCAGTTTTTGCAGCACGAAGCGGGTGAAATAGTGGTCGCCAAAATAGAGGGTGCCTTTGGTGAAGTAGGGCAGCTTTTTGGTAAAAGCTCTTGCACGGGTCAACGCATCCCTGCCCCAGAACACGACCGACAGGGTGCGGGACACGCCGGAGACGCTCTGCCCCTCCACGGTTGCCCCGACCTGATTGATGCCCTGCGCGGTCTGCAGGTCCACGTCGATGCCGTTGAGCGGGTCGAGAACGTAAGGGGCGTCGTAGTCCCAGCCCAGATGCAGGACGGCACCGGCGTCGGTGACGATCTTGAGATGATCCTTAAAAAGCACGGAGTCCTCCTTTCATCGTTTGCGGGCCTTGGCCTTGTCGGCCTCCCAGCGGGTCTCGCGGGCAAGGTCGGCGGCGGTCTGAGCCTTGCTCTGGATGTACTGATTGATGGTGGTGTCGCCCTTCCGGTGGTAGCTGCGGGCGGCGGACACCACCTGTGCGGTGCCGGAAGCCGCCACGGTGGAGCCGAGGCGCATGTTGTCGGAAAGCACCAGCGCCCCCGCCTGCCGGATCATATCGGCAAGTGCAGAGTTGGTCTTTTCCAGCGCTTTTGTGTTGGCGGTGATGGCATCCTCCAAACTGCCGGTGCCGGTGGTGATGTCCACGCTGCCCATGCTGCCGGAGCCGGAGGACCCGCCCGAAGAGCCGCCGCCAGATACTCCGCTGCTTTTTTTACTGCCGCCCAGACGGGAACAGATGGCCGCAATGGCAATGCCCAGCGCAACGGCGGCTGCGGCCACCACAAGGCCCATCGGGATGCCAAAAACGGTAGCGCTCAGGGCGGCGGAGATGGCGGCCAGCAGGCCCTCAAAGGCTGCACCAACCGCGCCGACGAGGGACGCCACGCCCGCAAAAATGGCGGGGAAGCTGGACAGCAGACCGCCGCTCAGGCCCTGACTGATGGCGAGGGCCGCAGTGCTCAGCGGCCCCTGCAGGCCCTGAAAGACCGACACGAGGGTGGAGCCGAGGCCCTGCGCCTGCTGCCAGACCTCAGAGAAGTCGCCGGTCAGACCGTTCACGATCTGCCCGCCCAGATCAATTGCACCCTGTACCAGCTGGTCGCGGGCCCCGCCCAGCGCCTTATTGAGCTTGCCCACGATGCCGAGGGCGAAGGACTGCACCTGCTGCTTCTGGTCGGCGGTCAGGCCGCTGTAGATGGTGCTTGCGACCCACTTGCCGATGCTCAGCCAGTCCTGATTCTTGACGGCGGTGTACAGGTCATCGAAGGTGCCCAGCACGCCGGTGTCTGCCTCGGTCTGCAGCTCCTTCCACAGGCCGTCGAAGGTGTCCGCAGCGGATTTCTTGATGGTCTCGGCCACCTGCACGGTGCCGTCTGCGGCGATGGTCTTGACCCGCTCCACCGTCACGAGGGCACCGTCCACCACGTCGTCGTAGGTCTCTGTGATGATCTGCTTCTGGGTCTCGGTGCCGTCGGTCAGTGTCTCGGTGACGGTCTGGGTGGTGGTCTTGACCCCGTCTGCCAGCGTCTCGAAGGTGGAGGTGACCGTCTTGGCAGTCTCCCGCACCGTCTCCATGGTCTGCTTGACGGTCTTGGTGCCGTCCGCAGCAACCTCTGTGATGGTTTTCACATCCTTCAGCACGCCGCCCACCATCTGGCGGGAAGTCTCGGTGATGGTCTGTTTCTGCTGCTGTTTGCCGTTGGAAAGGGTCTCGTTGACCGTCTCCACCGTGCGGGTGATGCCGTCTTTCACGGTAGTGGTCGTGTCGGAGAGGGACTTCACCACCGTGGCGGCGGCTGCCTGGGCGCTGGCACTGGCCTTTTTGCCGGAGGTGCTGACGGCAGATGCGGCTTTGCCTGCGGACTGGGAGATGGTCTCGGCGGATGCCTTGGCGGCAGCGGCTTCTTCCTGCGCCTGCTTCACGCGCTCGGCGTGGAGCTTCTGGCGGCGGGCGCGGTCGGCATCGGTGACAGTGCTGCCCTTGCGGGAAGGTACGTCTGTGGTACCCTCGGTGATGCCGGAAACAGCGGCATTGCTGGCCGTTCCAACGAGGTTGGCGATCAGGCTGGACACCCACGAGGTGAGCTTGCCCCACATGCCTGCAATGCCATTGATGATGCCCTGCACGATGTTCTCGCCGATATGGCCGAACTCGTCCATGTTGCCGTCCCAGACGCCCACCAGCTTGGCGATGCAGGCAATGGCGGCTTCGGCCAGATTTTCGATGCTGCGGATGACGCCGTCCACCAGCGTGGTCAGCATAGCTGCACCGCACTTGAGAATGTCCGGCAGGTGGGAGATCAGGGCGGCGGCAAATTTGGCAATGAGTCCTGCCGCCGCTGTAATGAGGTCGGGCAGACTGTTGGTAATGCCAATGATGAAATTTTCCAGCAGCATGACGCCGCTGTCAAAAATATCATCTTGATGCTCTGCCAGATAATTGAGCAGATCTGTCAGAAGGTCAGAAACAGCAGATATGGCGTCCGGTATCTTTGAAATCAGCCCGTCCGTGAAGCCATTCAACAGCTCGGCGGCGGTGTCCATCATTGCAGGGATGCCGCCTTCCGTGAATGCATCCGTCAGCGCCAGAACAGCATCATTTGCAATCGGAAGCAGGCCGGAAAGTGAAGAATAGAACGAATCGGATAGTGCGCCCAGCAGAGCTTTCGTATTATCGGTCAGGGTGGACATGCGCCCGCTGAAGGTCTGGCTGGCTTCCAGCATACCGTTGTAGAACTGCCCGCCCTGACTGGTGGCGGCTTCCACAGCCGCTTCCAGCTCGCTGAAGCTGACCTTGCCATCCGAAATGCGCTTGTACAGGTCGGACATGCTCTCGCCGGTGGCGTCGCAGATCTGGTTCAGCGGGTTAAAGCCCGCATCGATCATCATGTTGACGTTTTCCAGCGTGACCTTCTGGGCGCTGGACATCTTGCCGTAGGCGCGGGTCAGGGTCTGCAGCTTCTCGGCGTTGCCCAGCGAGATATCACCCAGCCGCTGCAGCACGCCGGTGGTGTCGTCTGACGCAATGCCGAACTGCAAAAGGGTCTGGGTGCCGCTGGTCAGGTCGTCCAGCGAGAAAGGCGTGGACGCCGCCATTTTGCGGATCTCGGAAAGCTTTGTGGCGGCGGCCTCCTCGCTGCCCAGCATGACCTTGAAGTTGGTCAGGTAGCTTTCCATGGTGGCGTTGTAGTCCACGCCGCTCTTGACCACCTCGGCCAGCTTGGACGAAGCCTGTTTTGCAAAGTCCGCGATCATCTGCCCGGCGGCTACCGTCCACTTGCTGGTGCTTTTTTCTGCCTGGTCGCTGTTCAGCCTTACTTCGCCGGTGATGCTGAAATCTGCCACTGTGTCCACCTCTCATTCGGAGCGCGGGCACAAGGGCACAGGCTGTTATAACTTGATCTCTACCTCCCGCTTACAGGCGGGATTTTTGCATTTGACCCACACGCCGGCAGCTGTGGCGTGCGGCTCTGCCCACACCGGCAGCGCCCGGCCGCAGTAGGGGCAGGGCACCGGGGCGCGGCTAATGCCGGAACCGTGCGAGGAACGCAGCATCGTGCTCTTCGACCGAAACGACACGGGCGGCACCCCCTCTCAGCTCAGCAGGCAGGGCAAAGCGCTCCTGCAGGTCGGCATAGTGGGCACGCATACTGCCCTCGTACTCGGACAGGTCCATGGTGCGCCAGCTCATGATCTTGGCCATGAGGGTCTCCTCCGGCAGGGCCGCGAACAGCGCACGGAACCGGAACCAGTGCACCTTTTCGCGGGTCAGGTCGATGCCGTAGGCCTGCTGGAACGCCGCCACGATGTAACCGGCATCACACTGGTAGTCGAAGGCAGGCGGGCTTGCGGGGGTGCTGTCGGGCTGATCGGATGCACCTGCTGCGGCCTGCTCTCCGGCACGGTAAAAATCCACCATGCAGCCGTAAGCATCGGGGAGCTGTTCCGGCGGCACAGGCTTATGATAGAACCGCTCCATGATCGCAAGGGCTTCTTCCGGGTGTTCGCCGTCCAGCCTGCCGTGGGCGTAGGCGTTGGAGAGCCGCACCATGTGCCGGAAATCCGGGTCGATTTGCCTGCCTTGCCAGCTATCCGGCAGATGTGCCGTCAGCAGATCAGCCATTTTCCAGCGCTGCCAGTTCAGCCAGCAACTGCTTGCGCCGGGCAGCCTTGTCTACCCGTTCCACCATCTGAGCGGCAGGCGGTGCGGGATAGCTCACGGGCGGCTTGTGCCTGTTCTTTTTGGCCTGTGCCCGGCGCTGCTCCCGGTTCATGGGCTGGGCAGGCTTTGCGGCATAGCGCTGCTTCTCGGCGGCAAAGGCATTGCCCAGTTCCTCGATCACGTCATAGATGGGGGCCATGTAGTTTTCGTTAAGCCCCAGACGGTCGGACGCGCCTGCACCGAGGATCTCGTCGATGCAGTCCATGGCAATGCGTGCCTGTGCACGTGCATGGTCGCCCAGACGGACGCCGCCGTGCCGGAAATGCTCCGACTCCTCGGCGCTCCTGCGCTGCATCTGCTCGTTGGCGTCCTCAAAGCGGTCAAGGTCGTTGGCGTTCATCAGGGAAAACTCAAATTCCTGTCCACAAATAAGCATTGTATTGCTCCTTTCATTGAGCCGTGCCCCGGTGCTGCCCCGGGGAGAACTGCTTTCACGGCATAAAATATCCCCGTTCCGGTGTGGAGCGGGGACTGTGTTTGAAAAAAATCAGCCCTTGACGGCCTTTGCAGGCGCAGCGGACTGGGTGGCGGGGTTGTAGTCAAACTCGTCCGGCGTGCCGATGGCCTTCACGTCGCAGGCAAAGGTGGCCTTGGAACCGGCTGCACCGCCCACGTCGCTGGTGACGATGATTGCAGCACTGCCTTTCTCGCCCTTGCCGGTGCGCAGGCTGAAATAGATGTACGGCACAATGATATCGCTGCCGGTACCGTACACGATCTTGTGGCTCAGCACAAAATCCTGAAAAGCATCGCCCACGCAGCGGTCGCCGTTGACGGCAAGGGTGCGCTGGGTGCCGGTTTTTTCGGTAACGTTGCCGGTACGGATGTACTGGGCATCCTCGGTGGTGGCGTTCAGGGAGCCGGAATGCTCCTTCACATGGTCGGCGCAGACGATCCACTGGCTTTCCTTGGTCTGGGTGCTCTCGATCTGGAACGCCAGCACAAAATCGTTCGCCGTCTCAATGCCGGTATACGACGCGCTGGGCGTGATGCCGGACTTGGTAATGGCTTCGGATACGGTCATATCAAAACTCCTTTCATTTTGGCATGTAGTAGGTCAGGCGCATTTGCAGCTGCATCTTACAGCTGCCCGCGCTGTTTGTGACGATGTAGCCGCTGTTTGTCACGGCAATGCCGGTGGGCATCTTGCCCCCGCCGCAGGCCGAGAGGTCGGGCAGGTTGTGCCGGGCATCCTGCCGCATGACCCACTCGGTGAGCTGCTCGAAAAAGCCGCTGTTCTGGATGCTGACGGCATCCACCTCGCTGTACTCCCGGCGGCTGAGGAAGAGGTAATTCTTCGCCATTTCCCAGCCGGAGATGTACTCGGTGATGATGGGATCACCGGGGCTGTCCTCGATGGAAAAGGCGGTGGATTCTTCTTCCAGCCCCGCAATGCGGAAGGCTGCACCGGTGGCTTCCTGCTCGTCGGCGATTAGCGGGCAGGTCTTGAGCCATGCCCGCAGGGCGGCAATGGTGGGCTTTACGGTTTCGCTCATTTGTTCCCTCCCAGAAACTGCTTTGCGGCATCATGGGCGAACTTTTCCAGCTCGTCCTTGTGGTCAGCAATGGCGTTTTGTCCCCAGTAGGAACCGCGGTGACGTTCCGTTTCGCCCTTCGCGCCGTGCAGGTCGGTGCCCCGTTCATGCAGATAATACTGCCTGCGGGCATAGGGCGTATTGTACACCAGCAGACCTTCCTTAAAGTCGGATGCCTGATTCACGCTGTTCTTCAGCGTGCCGGTTTCCAGCGGCACATATTTGTCCACAACATCGGCCACTTTCTGCGAGAACGCAAACTGCAGCCTTGCGAACCGCACGTCCATGTCGGCCTGAAAGCCGGGCCGGAACGTGATCTTGAAATCAAAAACCGGTGCGCTCATGCGATCAGCTCCCTTCCACGTGCCAGTGGGGCAGCAGCGGCTCCCGGTTATCCGAGACAGCCGCCGCTGTGCAGCACAGGTGCGTTTTTTCGAGTTTGGCGTACTCGGCTTCGGTCAAGGCAGGCACCGCGCCCTGCACCAGCTTCCAGCCGCGTTTCAGGGTCCAGTGCTTGGTCTTTTCCGCTGCAGACAGCGCCGCCCACTGGGCGTAGGGCAGATAGCCTGCCGTGCACACGCTGGCCGGGATGCGGATGTGGGTGGTGCGCTCCGGGTCCTTGGCGGCGCCGGAGCCGGAGGTGGAGCGGCATTCCCGCCAGCTGCACCCGGCGAACACCCAGCACACCGGCGTGTCGGTCTCGGTGGCGGTGTCGTGGATGAGGTTCACCACAGTAACGGCTGTCTGCATCACAAAATCCCCCTGTACAGCAGGCCGTGCGGGTCACTGCCCAGCGCGGTACGGATGATCTCATAGATCGGAA